GTGAGTGCCGGCTCGGGCGATACCGCTGTTGGCGGAATCATCAATGAGGCGGCCTCTTATACCGATGCCCGCGGGCTGGTGGTCGAGAACGCCGGGACTAATCCAACGCTGGACTGGACCTTCACGGGAAGCGACGGTGGGGTTTGGCTCGCCTTTAGCTTGAAGGGAACTGGCGCCGCAGGCACCCAATTCAGGATTTTATATACCCAAGCCTAATATAATTGGGCACCTAAACCTTTGGAGTAAATCCATGCGACCTGACCCCAAGGACAATAACCTCCTGGTGAAATTCTATAAGGAGGCGATTGAATCGCCCGCTCAGAGTGATCTGGTGGGGCACCCTGTCTTCGTGGATGTGGACATGATCGAGATTCTTGTCCCGGGCGATCAGTACAACGTGGTGACGACCAAAGTCACGCAGTACTACATCGACCGCTTCCCCGATGAGTACAAGCGCTACAAGCAAAACGATACTCAGGAAGTGTACGGGTGGGCGCTCAAGGCATGGCCGGTTATCCAGCCGTCCCAACTCAAGACCCTGGAGTACCTGAACATCTTCACGGTCGAACAACTGGCCAATCTGACCGACCAACAAGCCCAGAAGCTGGGTATGGATGCCACCGGCCTTCGTGCCAAGGCCAAAGCCGCGCTGGAGCAGGCTGCGGGCACCGCTGGCGCTACCGCTCAAGCCGCCGAGAACCAGAAGCTGCGCGAGGAAATGGAAGCCATGCGCAACCAGATGCAGGCCCTGATGGAGGCTTCTGAGAAGCGTGGCCCGGGTCGCCCGAAGAAAGAGACCGCAGAGGCCTAAATGACGCTCCTCCAGCTCGTACAGCAGGTTTGCGCCGAGCTGGGGTTGCCTCGGCCGAACGCGGTGTATTCCTCGACGGATACGCAGATTCAGCAAATCTTCGCGTTCATCAACCGCCTTGGAACCGACCTCACCAGCGATTACCAGTGGCAGCAGCTAGACAAGGAATACCTGCTGACGACGGTCGCAACGACGACCACGGGGACGTGGGTTGCTGGTAGCCCGATCATCACGGGCATCCCGAGTACTGCGGGGATCACGACCGACTACGGAGTGCAACTCAACACCCTCCCGGTCTGGACGGATGTTCTGTCGGTCGATAGCGCAACCCAGGTGACGATGACCCAGCCAGCCGATACCAGCGGCAGCGGGACCATCGTGTTTACTCAGATGCGCTATGCATTGCCTGACGACTGGGCGCGACAAGTCCCGCAGACGGAGTGGGATCGGACGAACTACTGGCCTCTGTCTGGCCCGAAAACCGCCCAGGAGTGGCAATTCATCAAGGGCGGCATCGTCTCTACCGGACCGCGTCTGCGCTTCCGCATACAGGGTAACAAGATCGCCCTAAATCCGGTCCCGCCGCCTGGAAATACTTTGGCTTTCGAGTACATCTCGAACGGCTGGGTCATTGGTGCGGCGGGCACGGTCAAGTCGTCCTTCACTATGGACGACGATTCCTGCGTCTACGACGACTCGCTGATGATCTTGGGCACCAAGATGCTTTGGAGGCAGGAAAAGGGCTTCGAATCTTCTTTGGCTGAGCGCGCCTATCGGGATGAACTCCAGAAGAAGACCTCTCAGAACGCCTCGAATCCGAAGCTGAACATGGCGACGCAGCTTGGCAACGTGTTGCTCACCACGGGCAACATCCAGGACGGCAACTGGCCGGGCGGCTGATGCGTGCAGCGAACCGCAAGCAGGTTAGCCGTTCACTCTCGATCCCGGCCCCTGTCGGTGGCTGGAACGCGCGGGACCCGATCGGGGCCATGAACCCGGTGGATGCGGTCTACCTCGACAACTACATCCCGAAGACCACCACGGTAGCCCTTCGATCCGGCTACTCCGACCACGTTACGGGGATCACTGGTGATGTGGAGACCGTTGTTGCCTACAACAGCGCGTCGACCTCAAAGCTCTTTGCTGCCGCAGGTGCAAACGTCTATGACGTGACCAATCCCGGGGCGGTTGGCGCGGCCGTCGTCTCGGGGCAAACATCGGCCCGCTGGCAAACGTTCAACGTCACGACGACGGGCGGGCAGTTCCTTTACATGGTGAACGGGTCGGACAGCGCCCAGCTCTACAACGGCACCACTTGGCAGGCCGTCACCGCTGTGTCTGCGCCAATCTCGATCACCGGCACAACCACCTCGAACTTCATCCACGGGAACGTCTGGAAGAACCGAGTTTTCTTCGTTGAGAAGTCGTCGCTGAAGGTCTGGTATTTGCCCACCGCTTCTGTTGGGGGGGCGGCCTCTGCAATCGATTTCACAGCCCTTTTCTCCGAGGGCGGATACCTGATGGCGATGGCGACCTGGACCCTCGATGCCGGGTACGGGATGGACGATCACGCCGTCTTCATCACCTCTCAAGGCCAGGTGGCGATCTACCGGGGAACTGACCCGGCTTCGGCCTCTACCTTCGCTCTGGTAGGCATCTACAACATTGGGGCTCCGGTTGGGCGTCGATGCTTTGAGCGCCTAGCCTCTGACCTCGTGCTGATCACCCAAGATGGCTTGGTTCCGCTCTCCAAGGCGCTCCTGACCTCCCGGGTCAATCCAGGCATTTCCCTGACAGACAAGATCCAGCAGGCTATGGGGGATGCGGTCATCACCTCTGGCTCCAACTTCGGTTGGCAGTGTCGCCTCTATCCGAGGGAAAACCTCGTCATCCTGAACGTTCCCGTCGCAAGCAACACCCAGCAGTTCGTGATGAACACCATCACCGGAGCCTGGGGGCGGTTCACCAATTGGCCGGCGATCTGCTGGGAGCGCTTCCGCGATCGGATGTACTTCGGCACGACCGGGAAGGTGTGTCTCGCCTTCGACGGAATGGACGATGGTGGCGAGAATATCGACGCCGATGTACTCCAGGCGTATTCTAATTTCGGGGCAAACACTTCTATTAAGCGGTGGGTTATGTGCCGACCGTTTCTATATACAGATAATCCATCAATTGGAGTATCTCTCGGGCTTGGTGTCGATTATCAGCAAGATCCGGCAGTAAATACTCCTTCATTCACTTCGCCCGGTTCTGTTGGTTTGTGGGATTCGGCTATTTGGGATTCTTCAGTATGGGGAGGGTCATTTACTCTCCGCAAGGACTGGCAGAATCTACAGGGCGTAGGCTATGCCGGTGCCATTCGCATGAAGGTTTCGACTAACGTCGGTCAATTGGAGTGGGTTTCCACGGATTTCATTTATGAACCCGGTGCATTGGGTTTATGAGAAAACTGGTATTCGACGCCGAGAAAATAGGTCCTTGGGTTTGCAATAAAACCGGAGGAGTATTTGACGGGTTGGGTACTGGAATAGGTATTGAACAGGACGGGAAGTTAATAGGGGCCGTCCTCTACGATAACTACAACGGACAGAGTATATGCATTCACGTTGCCAGTGATGGAACTTCAAACTGGATGACGAGAGATTTTCTTCGAATGGCGTTCGATTACCCTTTCAATCAATTAGGGGTAAAGGTTATACTCGGTATGGTCGATAGCGCGAATCTGGCCGCCCGTCGTTTTGACGAGGCACTTGGATTCAAGCTTGAGCACACGATCCTGAACGCAGGATCACAGGAGCACCTGCTCATCTACAGCATGCGCCCCGCTCAGTGTCGGTTCCTCTCTATGAAGGAAAGACATCGTGGGTGGGAAAAGCAAAGCGCCTGCCAGCCCTGACTACGCGGGGGCTGCACAGCAAACCGCTCAAGGCAACCTTGATGCGGCGAAGTACGCCACTGAGGCCAATCGGGTCAATTACTACACGCCCTACGGAAACCAAACGTGGTCGCGTGATGCGAGCAATCCAAATCAGTGGTCGACCTCGATCAACCTGAGCCCTGAGCAGCAACAGCTTCTCAACCAGCAGAACAAGACCAGTCTTGGATTGGCTGGCGTTCAGGACTCGGCGACCAACCGAGTCGGTGAGACCCTCGGTCAAGGCTTCGACACCTCGACGCTTCCACAGGCGCCGGTCAATGCTGGACAGACGGGCCAGGACGCCATCATGGCGCGCCTTCAGCCGCAGTTCGATCGCAGCGAGGAAGGCCTTCGCAACCGGCTGGCGAACCAAGGAATCATGCAGGGCTCCGAGGCCTACAACTCGGAGCTGGACACCTTCAACCGAGGGAAGAACGATGCGTATTCCCAAGCGGCTTTGCAAGGTATCAACCTGGACACGGGCGCCCGTCAAAACGCCCTTCAGGAACAGTCCTTCCTTCGCTCCATGCCACTGAATGAGCTGAACGCTCTTCGTACTGGATCGCAGGTCACCAACCCGACTTTCGGGAACTACTCCCAACAGCAACCCACCTCGGGTGCGAACTACCTTGGCGCCGCTCAAGCACAAGGGCAATGGAACCTCGGGCAGTCGAATGCCAACCAGGCGAGCCAAGCAAACATGCTTGGCGGCCTTTTCTCCCTAGGCGCCCAGATGCCCTGGGGGCAGTGGTTCGGGGGTTAAGTCATGTCCAAGTTCAACGACATGATCCAGGACTTCCACGATTCTTCGAAGAAGTGGGACCCGATCACTCACAAGCACCTCGACGACACCCAGAAGTACTCGACCAAGAGCGTTCAGGAGACCGCGCGCCTGTTTGGCAGCGATCACTGGGTGGACATGGCGAACAAGGACGAGGGTGACTTCGGTCGTTGGGGCGGCAATACGCTCAAGGGCGCGGCGGCTGTTTATGGCGGCATGTCCGCGCTGGGTGGTGGGACTGGGGG